TACCTTGCCTGTACTGTCTCCATGTAATACAAACTCAAACTGACCTATGTAACCACTAGCTACTGCTGTTGCTTCAACACCTACAAGCTGACTATATTCAAATGTAGACTGTGCAGTTGGGCCTTTACGTATAGCTGCCAGTAGTGACAAAGAAGTGTTAGCTTCAAAGAACAACCTAAACTGTGACTTTCTTCGTATTACAAGAGCTTTAAGTTTAGTTACGTCCTCGTTAGCTGTGTAGTTCTCAAATGTCTTTTGAATCTCACGAGAAACAGTTTCAAGTTCAACGTCACCAATACGTGATGTACCTGAAATAGGACGAATACCATCTGGTCCTAAGAAGATAATATCACCACCAAACTCTACCACAGTATCAGGTGCAACACACCCCAAGTCATTCGTTACGTTTTCAACTGTAAAGTTAGAATAGTTATCACCTATAATACGTTTGATCTGGTTCTGACCAAATACATAAAGTTGGTTACGAAAAGATTTTAACTGAGTTACAGTAAAGCCTATGTTGATTACACCTGCACCGTTTGCTGGATCAAAGTCTGTATCTGCATTAGGAGCAGAAAAATATATGTTAAAGGGTTCTGCAGGATCACCAGCTAACCAAAGATGATTTGCAAAGGCACTAGAAAACTTAGGATCTGTTGGTGCATTTGCGTGTGTAATCTGCGTATACGTTGTACCGTTATACTTAGCTGCAGGATTAACACCATCAGTTAGTAGTAAGATTTCTTCTGTCCAATTATAACGTTCAAACCTTACTACGTCAACCCCTGTCATTGTAGGGCTACCTGCTGTAGTAACTGCAGTCCAACCTATTACAGTAGGAGTACTTGATACTGTACCTGTTGCACTAGATGTACCACCTGTAAGTACGTTACCTGTAGCAAATATATTATCTGGTATTCTACCAAAGTTTACTACAATAGCATCTGCAGTTTTGGATATTACTGTACCTGATGCTGCAACTGCAGTACTGTCACCAGAACTAACTACACCTGTAACAGTTTCACCAACAGTAAAACCTGAACCTTCTCCTGTACCTAATGGTACATCATAGTAGTGATTATACCAATGCAGATAGTTGCTACCAGAAGAAGGTGCTCTACACCCAAGTACACCCTGATTAATATCACCGTTGACAGAAAGTCCTAATACTTTACCTGTACCGGGAAGTGTACCATAAGAGTTTTCAAAACCACTTATTCGTCTGTATCCACCCTCAAGTGAAGGTTCCATGTTTACAAGACGTACTGCACTACCTGAGAAGTTGTTTGACTGTGTAAGTGGATCAACGTTAGTTACAAGTCCACCAGCCATAACAGACACATATGTTTGTAATGCGTCAGACATTGTTAGAATCCATCTGTTGTAATTCTACTTGTAGGTCTATTAATCATTGTAGATATAACATTAACAGGATAGTCAAGAAGTAATCTTCTCATCATATCAATACCCTGTTCAAATTTTTGACTGTGCATAGCTGCACTTTGTTCATTAGATCTAAACAACATCATGTACATCATAGCACCATCAATAAGAACGTGTTTAAATCTATCGGGTACAACAGATACATCACTAGATGCAGTTAAATCTGCAGGAAACTTAAAGTACCTATATTCAATTACATATGCTGCATCAGGTACAGGATGTACACCAAACTTTTCTTCTAGTGTCATGTACACTAAATCAGGATCACTACGAGATGATTCTCCACCTAAATCTTCTAATGGTTTATAGTAACTAATATACTGATCAAATGTTGTAAGTCTAAGTTTTTTAGGTGTATTGTTTTCAGAAGTTAGTTGTCTAATATAAAATGTATCCCAATCTGCTTTGGAATAATCTGCAGGAAAGTCATACGTTCCTGTTCCTGCTGTAAGTGTTTGTGTTGTTGTTGTCAACAAAAAAGGCCACTCTTGAGCATCCTGTAACATTTGCCTAGTAGCTGAGTTAATAGCATCTTTAGCAAGAGCTTGTACGTTCTTAACTGAAGTAAACTCAGACTCTGTGATCTGAACTTCATTAAGTCTACGTAGTAGCTCATTTGTCAGGTTAATAAAAGTAGCCATAAGAATCTCTTTAGATAAGCCTAGAGGGGCCAGTTTCCCAGCCCCTCAGTGTTTAGTTATTATGCAAGTGCGTCACGAGCTACTTCATTAGCAGCCATGTCACCTGTGTCGGTGCAATCCATAAGAACTGCCCATACACGGAACTCACCAGAGGTAACTGCACCACCTGAAAGAGCAGCAATAACAACATCAATGTTGTCATCAGCTACAGCCATTACTGGCTGATAAGCTGCAGGGTTCTGTGAAAGAACACCAGCCGCAGATGTTGCATCAAAAGTAGCAGCAAATACGTCAGGGTCAACTCCTGTGCCAAGATTAACAGTAAAAGTTGAACCATCAGTAGCCGTAACTACTTCAATACCTGCATTCAAAATCATTGTACCTTTTGGTACAGCAATGACAGGAACAATATCGGTTGCTGCAAGAGCACCACCTTTGTCTGACAAAGCTGTAGCCCAGTTCAATGTAGTTTGAACCATATAAGGGTTGCGTCCACGTTGTGAATTACCACGTGCGGAAGCTAGAGTATTATCACCAAGTGCCATATCTCATTCCTCCCTTATAGACCTGACGTATAGATCGCATTGACCAGAGCTTCTGGACGAAGGATCTTACGACCGTATAGATGCATACCCCGAACAATGTCAGCGAATGAATCTGGATCACGGTATGTTTCAGTCTTGTTAATCTGTTCTGCAGTTGCAGCGGCAGATGAATGACCAGCAACCAATACACCGTAGTGAGTAGAACCTGAAGATGTAGTTGAGGTTGGACCGTCACCTACTTCAGGAAGGTTGTTAGACATAAAGACTTTAAAGCCGTGAATGTTATTGATGATCAAGCCGTTTTGAAGTCCTGATCCACCGAAGTCTGAGTTCAAAAGACGTGAGTCTTCATCTTTTAGAAGTTCAGCAAACACAGGGTCAATTACGAGCCAACGACCTGACGTGTCAACATTTTGCTGATCCAGCTTACGTGACATACGTGCAATAACTTGCATTGGTGTCGCATTAGCTGCAGTGGTGTTTAACGTGTCTGCACCTGTACGAGGCTTGACAACGATAGAATTACCACCAGTACCAGCATTAAAGTCGGACGCATCCAACTTCATGTTAGCAAGTAGTTCATCAGAACCAGCAGTCGTTACAGCCTTAGAACCATTTACGGTTGTGTTAGCTGTATTGGCACGTCCATGAATTGCTGACTGTGTAAAGCCAGAAATATATCCAAGAACGTCTTGGTCAAATTGGTCAGCCAAACGATAGGCTGCACGATCAGATGCGATAGATTGGAAATTCACGTGTGAGTGAGCTTCCTCAATATCATCAACCTTAAAGGCAAAGTAGTTAGCTTTGTCAATGGTCAATGAAAAGTCTTCGTCATCAAGATCCTGTGGAGTGATCGTCGTACCACGTGAGTACGCCTTCACTGTAATCTCAGGTTCTTTAATGATTTTGACACTATCGCCCATGTTTGCAATCTCTCCGAAATAATCAGAGTTAGTAATTGCTTCAACAACAGATGCTTTGCGGAATGCAAGTTGCACCTGTTTGGAATAGATTACGGGACTAAAATTGCCATTAGGCAGGTTGCCGTAACCTGACGCTGTTGAAAATGCCATTGATATTCTCCTTATAGCATTATGAGCACACAGATGCAAAACTAACTTTACTTACTAGAGGCTAATGTACTAGGGTGCATAAAACGTAATGTTGGCCTACATTACACCTTATGGGCCACGAGGGATTAGGTGAGTCCGAAAGTACTTGTTGTTTGCTAAAGTTACAAAAAGTGTAGGTAAACCTATGAAGGGGCTACACTTTTTATAGTATACATATAGTTATATCATAATTAACTTATATGTCAACTCTTTTTATCGGGCAGAACCCGACATATCATAAATAAATTTACCAGTACGAATAGCTTCCATAATATCGTCGGCTGCTTTTTCATATTGTGCTGCGGTCATTTTATTTACGACACTTTCTTTATATACCATTCCTTCTGAGTCTGTATCAGGTTGACTTCTACTGTTACGACTACCTACAGAACGGGCTGCATCTTTTTCATTTGCAGATTTTTTAGGTTTAATATTACGATCTGCTTTATATAAATCAATTGCACGTGCAGCAGAACGAGCATCACTATCATTTTCATAAAGAGCATCTTGAACCCACTTTGGTTGTTCTTCTGCCCATTCATGGAAATCATCACTTTCACGAATTTCACCAAAGTCTGGGTGAGCCTTCATTAATTCTACTTCTGCTTTTTCTCTGGAAGCTGTAGCTCTAAGCTCATCAATTTCTTTTACACGATCCTCTAGTCCAGCACTTTGTTCACGAGCTTTTTTAATTGCAATTGTTTCAACTATAGCTGCTACATCAGGGTATTGTGCAGCCCAAGTTTCAATGTCTTGATCAGACTTAGGAAGTTTAATTTCCTTACGTGTTACTTCTTTTAGTTGGCTTTCAAGTTGTTTAAACTTATCTTCCCAATCTTTTTCTTTTTGCTGCATGTGACGACGAAGATCACCATAACGTTTTTTAAAACTTTTTTCCTCTGCACTTGTAGGTTCTTCTTCTACAGATTCTTCCTGTGCTTCACCTTTTTGTTGTGCAATAAGTTGCTCTAATTCTTCTTCGTCTTTCTTAATACGATCTTGATTAGAATATGGCTTTGTCATAAACGCCATAGATTTCTGTGGTTGTTCCACTACCATTTCTTCAGACATGTTATTTCCTTAACTGGGGCCACCGTAGCCATGTTGGATGGGGGATGAGTAGCCAGCGTATCTAGGTTATTTATCGTGTTCCTAGTCCACGTCTTTTTGGTCTTGCTGTTGGTGTTCGTTTTACACCTAAATCAGCAAGTGCCAATTCATTTCCTAGTACTTTACTAAGAACCAAACCTTGTTGCGTACCACGCATTGCACGTACTATATCCTTTTCATCTTCAGAAAGTTTATTGTAACGAGCACCTACTTGAGCTAGGTATTCTCCATATGTACTTTTTATGTCCATTATACGTCCTCTTTTACAAAAAGTCCAACAATAAATGTTTGTGCAGCACGATAATAGTATCTCGATGCAATTTTTATACTAAATGGACGTTTTCCATTTGCCCATTCAATACACTCTTTAAATTCTTTATATACAGTTTCGGCTGTTCCATTAGCAATGTGCTTACGTCCTAAGTATCTGTATCCTTTACGCATAGTTTCACCCCACCACTTGTCGTGAAGAGTATTTTTACACCATTCAATAGCATTTTGTTTATCTGACCATTGAAATGCTCCGTTGGCTACAGCATGAGTAGCAATTACACAACCACCGCCACCAGATGATCCACCACTATCACCTCCTCCTCCACCTCCAGAGCTTCCTTCATTTGCACGAGCACTGTCACGTTCAGACACAAGGTTGTTTAATTCAGATGTCCATTCTCCACCTGAATTTTTAAGTGCTTGGTTAATATCATTTTGAATTTGTGTTTCAGTACGACCAGATGATGCAACGTTAGTATCTTTACTGGTTGTAGTTGTAGTAGCAGGTTTATCGTCTTTAGGTGCAGTTGTTGTTGGTCTTGCTTGAGGACGTAATGATACATCAGGTGCTAATGAAGGTTGTGTAGTAGTAGCAGGTTTATCATCTTTAGGTGTAGCTTTTGTAGTAGTAGTAGTAATTGGCGTTCCTCCAAACTCACCAACATCGCCAATTCCATATGGGTCTTCTACTTTTGCTGTAGTAGTAGTAGTAGGTATTACTTTTTCTGTTCTACCTGCTTCTCCCATATCCATTGTTGCATAACTAGGTGTTGCAGGAGAAACGACTGTTTCTTTAGGTGTCTCAAACATATATGCATAAGGATCTGGCATTTGAGAAACTTCATCTGCTTTAGGTCCAGAAATAGTTTGTGCAGGAAGTGCTGTTGCCATTTGCTCTTGTACAGTAGGTGTAGGTGTTGGTGTAACTGCAGTTGGTAAAGTAGATTCTTGTTCACGAGCACTTGCTGCTGCTGCAGTTCCTAATGGAGTACGAATAGCATCAGGCACACTAGGTGGTCCAGATGTTTGAATATCAGTATAGTCTATTTGACTAACAGTTGGAGTTTCTGTTGTGGGTGCAACAGCAGGAGTAGGTTGAGTAAAAGCAGGTATAGTTAATTCATCTGGCAATTCATAAGAAACAGGAGTAGGTGGTGTAACAACAGGTTGACCTGCTACTACAGAGGGAGTTTGATACACAGAAGCCAGTTCTGCTCTTTTTGCAATTGGATCTTCTCTTTGTATTCTTGCAGTTCTTCTTTGTGTTTCTTCTTCTGTTAAACGAGCAAGTGGATCTTTAGGTTGCGCTGAACCATCTCTAAGCATACCACCTGTACCTGTAGGTAATTGGACAGATTCAAAAAATTCATAAGGTTGAGATGGAGCTTGTTTTGAATAAGCCTCTCTAGCAATATCTTTTTCATCTAAATATTGAATAGGTTGACCACCTCTAGTAATTAATCCACGTTCTAAATCGGTATACACTTCTTCTGGAGGTTGATACATTGTAGGTGCTGCAGGTAATTTTCCTATTTGAGGTGCAGGTCTAACTGCTTGTGTAGGTACAGGAGGTACTTGGCTTATGTCTAAAGGATCTACACCTTGTTGTTCCATTGCTCTAAGTTGTTCCACTCGATTTATAGTTTCTTGTGTTATTCTAGTGGGTCTACCCATTTCATAGTCTGCTACATCTTGCATAATTCCTGCAAGTTCAGGTGAAGTACCATCACCACTTAAAATATACTGTTGAACTTGTTCAGTTAAAGCTGCATCAGATTCAGGTGTTTCCATTTTAACGGGTGAATTTGCTGCAACTTTTACAGCTTGTTGTTTTATTTCTTCAGGGGCAAGTATGCCTTTTACTATACTTTTAACTTTATCAAAAGCACCTGCTGGAGCTTCTTTACCCTCAAGTATAGCTTTAATTTTTCTTAGTTGTGCAACTTGTCCTTCAATAGGTGTTCCCATAGCTTCTTGAATACGTTTATCAATAGTTGCAAGTATACGTTTCTTTTGGTCAGATGCAGCTACTCGTGTAAACAAACCCATAGGTAAACCACCAAATGCTCCCATAATACCTGTAGCAAGTGAAGAAGTACCATCTACAAATTTAGTAGCTTCTTTTATATACATGTCAAGAGGTACACCTTCCCAACTACCAGCTTCTGTAAATTCATTTCTGACTATTGCAGAGCTACTTCTACTTTCAGAAGAATCACGAGGTGCGTTTGCTAATGCTTCATTTACTTCTTCAACTGCTTCTTGCTCTTCAGTTGTAGTTTCTTCTGCAGAGGGTTGGTATAACGAATAGCCTTGTGGAATAGGAAAAATAGGACTGTCACCTAAAAATGGAATAAGTATAGATTGCCCACTTGCATTTCTATACTCTTTAAAATTAATACGAGCATCACCCATAAGTTTATCAAAATTTATAACACTAGGTGCTGGTCGTTCTATCTGAGGAGTAAGAGAACGAACACTTCTAAACACAGGTTGTTCAGGCGGTAGTGTAGCTACAGGCGGTTGTGCATAGGTAGGTTGTTGTGTTGTACGTGTAACAGTTGTTGGACGCCGTACAAATCCACCTTCTTGCATTTCTAATTCTTCACCAGTATCACCAGCAACAATAATAAGATCAGCCATATCAAATGGTAAATCATCAGGAATAGTGGCTTCATCACCATTACCCATTTGACCCATAGCTTCCATTGTTTTCAAACCCATCTTAGCTTGCTGA